TATGTGGAATCATGCTCTATCTCTCGGTGGTTCTACAGACAAAACATCAGGAATTAAAATTCCCAATGCAGAGCACTCAGCACACCGAACTCGCCAAGGTGAAGCGTGGGCTAAGTCAACTGGAAAATCTCACTACTTTCCACCAGAGGAAATACATTGAGCGCCTCCGATAACCTATCTCAAGAGCTATTCCACGAAGTACATCGTGGCGTTAATACCTCATACCCTCACTACCCTAAAGGTGGTAAGTCTTCACAGTACAAGTTAAATTTAAAAAACAATATAGGCACTCATTGGAGCGCAGATGCTCAAGTTGCTAAAGAGTTTGCCAATAGTCCAAATAGCCGTGCCCTTACTCCGTACTGGAGAACCAATCATGCACACGTCGTGCACGCCGAGGTTCCTATGTCTGCAGTAGAGACAGATACAGCAACTATGCAACAGGGTGGCTTTGCTAATTTTAGTCGTCAAGACCCGCATAGCGAAAAAGAAGTTATGGTTAAAGAAGGTGCTCCTATCAAAGTGACTGGAGTGACTAACCTGCGTAAAGCAGGTGAAACCATCAAAACTCGTAAAAGAACATTCAAGCCTGCTAGAGAGATGAAGGCATGAGCGCCTCAAATAACCTAAGCCAAGAGTTATTTAGAGGGTTCACAACCCCTAAAGTCCAACAACCCCTTGGCATACACTGGAGTAGCGTTGAGGGTTTAACGGGCAAAGATAAATCTGCATCTGGTCCTAAATTTGACACTAAAGGTGTTGGAGCAAGTTTGTTTGCTAATCCTGCACCAGGTGAAAAACACACTATTGTTTCGGCAAAAGTACACCCAGAAGATGTTGTAGACGGATATGACAAAGAGTTTTATGAAAAGCATGACATTTGGGGTGGAGGACATCCAGAGTATGAAGAACCTGTATATCCTGGCTCTAAAGTAGCGGTGACAGGCGTAACTCGTGTGCGTAATGTTGGGGGAGTCAAGAAGACACGTAAGATTACGTACAAAAAGCCTAGAGAGATGAAGGCATGAGTGCATCAGATAACCTTTCTAAACCTCAATTTAGATTATTCCACGGAACTAATGCATCTATAAAGCCAGGAGAGTGGATAGAGCCAGAGAAAGCAAAAGGCTTTGCTGCAAATGATTCAGATTACAAAGTGGCTCATGCCACTCCCAATGTGCTACACGCAGCTACCCATGGCTCTCGTGTCTATGAGGTAGCCCACTCTTCAGAGCAAGAGCAGTGGAGTCCAGGACACTTTGTCTCTGGTGAAGGATTCCAAGTTAAAAAAGAAATCTCACCAAAGGTATTAAAAAGGATAAAGAAAAAATGACCTGCGAGCACGTGTATAAAAACGTAGGGGCGGCGTTATGCCCTACGTGCGGGGGTGCGACTCACGAGATAAATTGGCACGAGACCCACGAGGCTCATAAGATTTGGAAAGAAGAGCACAAGGACCATAAGCCCGTCTGGTGGTCTATCTAAAAAAGTAGTAGGCTCCAAGGTATGAAACTTGGAAAGTACACCTTACGCAAACCTTGGGTAAAGATGGTAGATATTGAATTTGCCGACGAGGTTTATAAAGAAATACGTGCATCTATGGTTGATGACATGATTAATGAATGTAAAGAAGATGCGAGGCATCAAATTGAGATACTTCGCCTTTACCGAGAAAAGGAATAAGAGATGGAAAAAACATTAGAAGTACATTTGCAAGAGCTAAGAGAGCGAATCGCAACACAGATTGAAAACGAACTAGAGCAGATAATGCCGCCTGTTGATGAGGTTGAGTTTGCTATTTACAACACAGCAACACGATGTGCAGAGATAGCACGTGGCAAAAATGTCTGAAGAAGAGATTAAAGCCGTATGCTCACACTGCAGTAAAACTGTACTAGTTAGACAGGAAGAGTTAAGAACACCGTTCTACTGTTGGCAATGTAAGTAAGGGGCAAAATGAAAGTGAAATTTGGGTGGGGTAAGTGGGACAGCTGGGGCTTTGGCATTTCGTACTGCCATTACAACAGAGCAATCTCTATTGAGTTTATACACTGGTTTGCATACGTGGAGGTTTGGGATAAGTGAATCTAGATTGCTATTACTGCGCTGATACAGGTCTACTTTCATCCGATGAACCATGCGGCTGCGTTACTAGGTCATGTAAATGCCACAACTGTCTGTATAGAAATGCAGAACATGCCAAAATGATAAACGAGCAAGTTAAAAAAATAGATAAGCAATTTGCAAAACAAAAAGAGGTTAATAAGAAACCCCCTTATAAGCAGTGGGAGCAACCAGAGCTCCCATTTAACAAACACAAAAAAGTTCCAACAGGTTACGACCCTAAAAGTTACAACAAAGATTACCCAAAGAAGAATCCAGTAAAACCAGACCCTGCTACTGTTGAAGCAGAGTTACAACTAGAGGAGCAACTATGGCAGTCGTAGAGTTTGATTATCACGCAGCAATGACAGAAGGCCATACATTTAATGAGATGGTTGCACAGCGCCTTCGTGATGCAGGTATTGGTTGCACAGTTCCAAAGTTAGAGTTGGTGACTAAGGATGAAGATATTCGGCGCTTAACCAAAGAAGAAAAAGACATTATCCTAGATAACGGATTAGTCCTAGAGGTTAAGTCTCGTAACTTAGGTTTCTCAGAGGACCCATCTGTATTCTGGCAATCTAACATCTATGTAGATACAGTCTCGGGTTATGAGGCTAAAGAAGTAAAGCCATACGCTTATGTGATGGTGAGTCAGAAGTCAGGCAATATGTTAGTTGTTCACTCCAACACTAAAGAGCATTGGTTTAAGCACACTACACAAGACCCGTATCGCAAAATCACTGAGACCTTCTACAAGATTGATAAGAAGCACCTGACTACTTGGTCTTCTCTAGTTGAAGAGTTGTTACAAAGAAAATAACGTCCTCGGCGTTTAAACCTCGTTAGGAAAGTCTTCTTCTATCTCTTCTTTGAATCCGTGCGTTCTCTCAGCGTGACAATTAGAGCAAACGAGTTCGCACTTGTCTATCTCAGCCTGAAGGTTCTCAAGGGAAAAACCAGAGCGTGCCATATCAGCCACGTTGCCTCGTTTGCCATCCACGATGTGGTCAAACTGCATAACGTAAGGTGGGTATGCAACACCACAATCGGTGCAAGGGTTTGTTCCCTTCACTTCATCAATGAACGCTTTATTACGCAATCTGATGAGACGATTATTGATAGCGGTCTTCTTTTGTATTGCCTCTGAGTTTTTTGCGTAGTGACGTCGCTGCGCCTCTAATTGTTGTCTTTTATCCTTAAATGGCATGGCGCACACCTTACACTATGAACATGAAATGCCTAAACTGTGAACACGACCTTGTGGGCGGAGCCTGCGTTGTGGATACTTGTAAATGCATCTGTGTCTGGAAGGTAGAAGATGACTCTAGCATCTAAAAAGAAAAAAGTTTACGGACCATATAAAGATAAGTCTAAGGGTGGACGTGAGAAGACCGTTATCTACGACCCTAAGACACAGAAGACCTCTAGTACTAATACCGCCCGTTACAAGAAAGAAAAATCTCTTGGGCGCACTCTTTCTAAAGATGAGCATGTAGACCACAAAGACAACAACAAGCACAATGGGGCTGCAAGTAATTTGCAGGTCATGAGCGCATCAAAGAACATTGGCAAAGGCAACAAAAACAGAAAGAAGAAGTAAATGACAGAAAAAGGAACCGCAGCTCTTATGGTCTCTATTGCTCTTAAAGAAGTTGGGACTGTTGAAGGTCCAAAAGATAACGAAACAAAATACGGAGCCTTTACTAAGGCTAACTTTTTGCCATGGTGTGGAAGTTTCTGCATGTGGGTAGCCCACCAAGCAGGAGTTAAAATTCCTAATACTGTTTCAACTCAAGCAGGAGCAGCAGCATTCAAAAAACTTGGCACATGGACAGATGCTGCAAAAGCACACCCAGAACCAGGCGATATCGTTTACTTTGACTTTGTAGAAGGCGGAGCTCCTATTGAGCACGTTGGCATTGTGGTTAAAGACAATGGCGATGGAACAGTGACTACCGTTGAAGGCAATACTGCTGGAGACAAAAAGAAGTCAGGGTCTCAAGCAAACGGCGGAGAGTGTGCAAAAAAGATTCGTGCCTACAAAAAGAACGATAAAGGACTTAAAGTCTTTGTCAAAGGCTTTGGTCGCCCTAAGTACCTATCAGCGTAAACTCCAGCGTACGGCCCGTTAGAAGGCCCTTAAGAGCCTACCCAGCTTAGGTTAGGCATCTTACCCAAACCTGACATTCCCCAAAAGACACCCTGAGATGGTAATCTAGGGGGGTTCTTATTCAAGGGGTGTTTATGACAACAATCGTCGCTGTTCAATACAAAGACAAGTGTGTTATTGCTGCCGATAACCAGGTTACTGGTGATAGCGGTCAAAAGTACAACCACCCTGATATGAAGAAAATTGCACAACGTGGAGAGTTTTTAATTGCAGGAAGCGGAGAAGTTCAGCCATGCGATGTTGTGCAGCACATGTGGGTTCCACCAAAACTAACCCTTAAAGATGCTGAAGATATCTATCATTTTATGATTGTTAAGGCTATGCCTTCTTTGCGTAAATGTTTAACAGATAATGGATACGACTTTAGCGAAGGCAAAAGTGAAGGCAAAGCAGCCGAAACTCGGTTTAACTTTATACTTGCACTTCGTGGTGAACTTTTTGACATAGCAGATGATTTATCGGTTTGTCGTTCTGCAAGCGGAATTTACGGCGTAGGTTCTGGGGCTCAATACGCTATGGGCGCTGTTAAAGCAGGAGCCAAACCAGAGAAAGCCGTACAGTACGCTTGTGATTTTGATGTCAACAGTTCAGGTCCAGTTCAAGTTGTGGAGCAGTACAGATAATCTGCTAAAGTAATAGCATGGATAACACACACTATCAGTCAAAGTCTCAAAAGAAGCGGATTGAACATCAGTTAGAGGCAGACACTTTTATAAAAGAAAAGAAAGAAAAAGCAATTTTAGACCGTTGGGAAGAAGCCCAAATCACTGCTGCTGGATGGCAATCAGTCTTTGACTATGCCGTAGAGCAGTATCATGAACACAAAGAAGAATTAGAAGAAGACGTGATTACAAAAACAGAAGAATTAATTAAAGAACGCCAAGCAGATATTGAAAAGTATTTGATGCAAGAAAAAGATATCTATTTAGAAGCTATGGGTATTCAAGCGGACTAATCGTTTATCCGCCAGTTTTATAAAAACCTGAACCTTTAAACTGAAGTCCAAAAGGCGTGAAGACCCGTTGAAGAGCATAACCACATTTATTGCAAACATAGTTTGGCTCTGTGTCGTGGATGCTACGCTCTTTTTCGTAGTCAAGGTCGCATTCAATGCAGGAGTATTCATACTTTGGCATAACGAGCATCCTACACGAGAGTAGACTAAACGCATGATATCTCAGGTTCAATTTGGTAGCCAGTCAATGACAGCTAACAAACAAGCCATGCCAGAGAACACTAAGTACGATGGTCCATCTGGCATTTCTATTTCTGGTGGAGAAAACAACTTTGCAGCAAACTCAAGTACTTCTTTGCCAAAACCAGGTTTCAGCGGATAATGAACACTTTGGATTTACACATACCGTTAACGGCTAAAGACCGTTGTGATAAGTGTGCTGCCCCAGCAATGGTTCGTGCAAAACTTTCTTCTGGAGAACTCTACTTTTGTGGGCACCATGCTCGTGAAATTGGTACTTCATTAGTAAAAGCTTCGTTAGTAGTTTATGACCCAGAAGGAGTTTTTAACTATGGACGCTAGAAACCCAATGACCATGGTTGACTATTACAAACTATGGCAGCCACTTTCTGGTCCACAGTTTGGTGGTGCAGGAATGTACGGGGCTGTTAAACAAGATGTAGGGGCGTACGACAAAGAGAACTTGGATAAAACATCATGAGTAATTTAAGTCATCAATTTGATGGTGCAATAGAAGCTTACGAAGATATGCAGCGTCGTCGTTATGCACGTAAAAAAGGTGTCTCTGGTTTTGTTGGTAATGGGTATTGGTTTACTGGTTACCCTTACATGGTAGGTGCTATGGGCTCAGGAACTCTGACTCAAACTCAACCTGACCAAGACAACGATAATGTAAGTGAGCACACTGGAGAAACAGCTAACACTGGCTCTGGTATGGGCGAAGGTGGAACAGCAGCTTCTGCATCAGGTGCAGCAGGCGGTTCTCCTGCATGAGTAATCAATTAAACCGCAAAATATTAAAGGTAAATCAACGCACAGGTATTACGCAAAATTTTCAATATGTTGAACCAACTATTAAGTCTGTAGCAAAACCATCTATCTTTGCATGGGCTAGTCGTGGTAAGGGAGTTCAAGGAGAAACAGTGAACTCTCAAGATAACGGTTCAAAACAGATTATAAATAAACGCAGAAAACCAGCGTAACTTAGTTACGTTTTTAGCCTGCGTAATTTAAAACTATAACTCACAATTAGCTAAAGGGCATTTATTTAGCTATGGCATTTATTGCCGAGTTAGGAACACCATGAAGTTATCAGCAAAAGCTAAAGATGAATTAAAGTCATATTTGCGTTCTGTTGGGGTAGCAACCATTACTGTTGCACTTGCAATCGTTGCAGACATCCGTCCTGAATATGCAGTTTTGCTTGGTTCAGTTGCGGCGCCATTATTCAAAGCTATTGACCCTTCATACAAGGGTTTTGGCATAGGCTCAAAGAAGTAATAACGGAGCAGCACCAGTGGCAGACGTGTTTACAACTATAGGTATTGTCGCTGGTGCTTTGCTCAGTGTGGTATGGCTTTTATCTCCTTTTTATAAAAAAATTAAACGTTGGGGTTCTTGGATGGAGAGATTCATGCGGGATTGGGAAGGCGAAGAAGCAGAACCAGGCCGTGACCGAACACCAGGTGTAATGGAACGCCTTAACAATATGGATGGCGAACTAAGTCAAAACGGCGGGTTTACTACAGTTAAAGACCGTGTGGACAGGCTTTACGAAAACCAAGCCCTCCTAATGGATGCATTTGTAGAGATGGGCGAACGCCTTATCTCCATTGAAAATTGTCTAACGAATAAAGAGTCAGAACCAACAAACTAAGGGACCATTAGCTCATGGCAACATTCAATACAGCACAAGCTCAGTTTGGACAATCAAACGCTAATCCTGCCAATCTTGCAGGAGGACTTGGTAATGCCGTTGGAAACATGATGGCTAATCGTGGCCCAAGTAAGAAGAGCGCTGAAATTTATAAAGACATGATGAGCCATGAGCATGGTTTAAATAAAGATATGGCTACTCATCTTGGTGGAATTCAAATGGGAATTAACCGTGGAGAACAACGCCACGAAATTAAAAAGATGGTATTAGGACATAATCAATCTCAAGAAGCAGCAGCTACTGCACATGTTCAAGGATTAGAAACTGCAACAACTCAAGCAGGACTACAACGCCGTTTAGTTGGACAACAGCAACGCCATGATGTTCGTATGCAATCTGGTGCTCATGGCAATGCAGTTAACTTTGCTTCTCATATTGGTTCTTTGGCAGAAGGCGGAACTGAAATTAAGTTCTCACACGGAGATGTAAACGCAAACTTTACATTGAAAAAACCAGAAGCACCACAGGCACAAGCAAAGGCAGAACCAGTTCACCCAGCAGGACCCTCTTTTGTTGGTATGCCTGGCTATAGAATTTCTGCTCCTAAATCTCCAGAAGGACCAAAGCCAACTGTTGCTCGTGGAGCTGGTGGACGAATGGTTTCACTTAAGGGAGCACAAGCATCTGCTCCTGCTAAGAAGAAATCTGCACCTAAGCAAGCACAGCCTACTGTTACTCGTGACCCAAAGACTGGCAAGATTGCTTCGTTAAAGAAGAAGTAATATGGCAACCAAAAATAAAACAGCTAAGACTGCTGCCTGGACTCGTTCCGAAGGAAAAAATTCTAAGGGTGGTTTAAATGAAAAAGGCCGCAAGTCTTATGAGCGTGCAAATCCTGGTTCTGATTTAAAACCGCCAGTTAAAAAAGAACAAGCAGCCAAGTCTGAAAAATCTGCTGCTCGTCGTAAGTCATACTGCGCCCGCTCTGCTGGACAGGCTAAGATGTTTCCTAAAGCGGCTAAAGACCCAAATAGCCGTTTAAATAAAGCAAGAAGGGCGTGGGATTGCTAATGAAATGTGCTAATTGCAAAGAAGAAGCGGTCTATATTTACAGACTGACTTCCGCTAAATCCATTAACTATTGCAAAAAAGATTTACCTAAATTTTTAGATGAACGTCGTAAAGCTGGATTGTTAGAAACAACTAGTGATTACAAAGCCATGCTTGTAGAAGGACAGAAGAGTATTGCCGTCGTCTATGACGAACCTGTGGCAGAGTTAGTAGAGGAACTTGTCGTGGAGGCACCAAAGGTAGAGAAGAAAGCGGCAAAGAAGAAGGCTGAGTAAAATGCCTTTAATCCGTAAGTTTGCAATTCAAGGCCA